GCATGGAACATCTCACGTTTCGGATATACCAACGTGCCAAGTCAAGGTACCGCCAATCCAAGCGGCACTGCTGACGCCACAGCAACCTCAGCCGACATCGGCGCCAACGGTCAGGCCGTTCTCACCGTGCCGACCGGCTCGATCTACAACATCTGCGCCGCCTACGACGGCACGAACTACTGGACGCAGAGCTCAGAGGCATTGGTCAACACCGGACCTCAGGGAGCGCAAGGCTCGACTGGCGCACAGGGTACGCAAGGTTCGACAGGATCTCAGGGGCCGCAGGGACTTACCGGCGCAACTGGCGCTCAGGGTTCTCAGGGTGTCCAAGGTGCAACCGGCTCGCAAGGAGTTCAAGGTGCACAAGGTTCGCAAGGTAGCCAAGGCACCCAAGGAACTCAGGGCGTGCAGGGTAGCCAAGGTTCGCAGGGCTTCCAAGGCTTCCAAGGCTCACAGGGTAATCAAGGTACGCAAGGCTTCCAAGGAACCACCGGGTCTCAGGGCGCTCAGGGATACCAGGGACTAACCGGCCCTCAAGGCTCGACAGGCGCACAGGGTACGCAAGGAGTTCAAGGATCAACGGGTTCTCAGGGATACCAAGGCGCTCAAGGCTCAACTGGGACACAGGGTTTTCAAGGAGCGACAGGTTCGCAAGGTAGCCAAGGCGCAACCGGATCACAGGGAGTTCAGGGAGCGCAGGGCTATCAAGGCTCGACAGGTACTCAAGGTACTCAAGGTTCGCAGGGCTTCCAAGGCAGCACCGGAGCCACCGGAGCACAGGGTTCTACAGGTTCTCAAGGTTCAACTGGCGCTCAAGGCAGTACGGGCGCACAAGGTGCTACAGGAGCTCAGGGTGCTACGGGGGCGCAAGGCAGTCAAGGGAACCAAGGTGCTCAAGGTTCATCTGGAAACAACATCGCTGGCGTCAACAACCAGTCATCGTCTTATGCCATCGCCAGCACCGACCTTGGTGGACTAATCACCTTTACCGGATCAAGCGCTGAAACTGTCACGCTCAGCACTGACACAACGTTGAGCCTGTCAAGCACCTACGGACAAATCATTGAGATTATCCAAACAGGAACAGGACAAGTCACCTTCGCAGCCGCTTCAGGTGTGACGATCTACTCGACCGGATACACCAGCACCGCTCCGGCTCTGCGAACTCGCTATTCATCAGCCTCGGCTATGCGAATAGCGGCTAATACTTGGATCGTCGTGGGGGACATTGTCTAATGCTTGGTCAAGGCATTGGTGCTTCACAATGGAAGCAGGTTATCTACTCAGGCTCCAGCAACAGTTCGGCCTCGCCTCAGACGATTACATTCCCATCACCAACATTGGTCAATGACGTTCTAGTGGTCTTCTACAATGCGGGATCGACCAGTGCAATCAGTTCATCGTCATCAGGCTTCACATGGAGCGCCACGTTCCCCGAAGCGACGGCTGCGGCTCCTCGAATCTTATACGGCCTATGCAACACGGCAGGCGTCACTTCGGTCTCGATCAGCATGGGATCCGGTCAGAACTGGGGATGGCTTCTCATTCGTGAGTTGCAAGGATCAACAACTACCTACACCAACTACAGCACCGCTCCAACAATCACCAACTCGTCAAGCGTGGCGGTTACTGTAGTTAGCACAGCCGGATTCTCAGCGAGTGGTGGCATCGCTATCTTGACATCAGGTGGTGCTCAATACAACGTGTTATACACAGGACTCGGAGCGTCGCCGCCAAGGTTGCTCGGTTGCAAACTAGTCACGTTCGGCTCATCAACTGTTACACCACCAAGTAGCAGTCCAATCTACTCAACGCCCATTGGAGCATATTCCTACAGCACGACTCAGAACGGCATTACTCCAACAGTCACTACATCGGGTTACACAGACATGCTTCTGCTCGTTGTATCTGGCGGATTCAACCTGACAGCAACACCAGTCCTCGGATCGCTCACGAGCGGCTATCCGGCTAACGTTCGGTGCTACACCACTCCCGGGTCAGGTGGCCGTAACTTCGCAGTGTTGACGGCTCAGGAAATCGTCGGACAGTCAAGTGAGTCCATGACTACAACGTGGGGCGGCACTGCCAACGGCTTCAACTCAATGTTCGGACTGATTCATGCGTAGGCCGAACTCTAACTTCATGGTGTTCTTCTAATGGGCGTCATCTACGTCGGCGACCTCGCTGGATCTCCACCGCCAGCAATTCCCTACGGCCGCTACCTCCTCGATGTCGGCGCACTTCCAAGGCCCGGTCACGTTCAGGTCGGCTGGAAGACTCCCACCGTTACGCCAGCAGTCAAGAACTCAGTCGTCGGCCTCTCGGCGAAGACTTCGACAGTCGTGGCAAACTCGGAGCACGCCATCGTCGGCGCAGGATATCGCTACCCGACCGTCATCGCAGCTGCGGAGGAATAATGAACTCTTTGATCTATGCAGGAACCGTCGTTCGGTTCTACACCTCCACGCCGTTCACCTCGGTCGCTGGCACCGTGACTGACCCCACCGAGGTTCTGTTCGCCTATCGAGTAGGCAACGGCCCGGCGACTCAGTTCACCTACAGCCCAGGGGGATCAGTAGGCTCGATCATCAAAGACTCAACCGGCAACTACCACATCGACATCGACACCACCGGCAAGCCAGGCACATGGACGATCACATGGGTCGGCATCGACACCACCGGAACAGTTCAGACACGCTCAGAGACAGAGGTACAGATCTCGGCGCCGTCGGTATCTGTCACGCCATAGCCAGAAGGGATAGCCTCAGACCATGCCTCAGTTCACCTACACCGGCTCAGAAGTCAAGGTCTACCCGACCCTATCCGCCGCAGACGGCTCGACCCTCGTCGTCAAGCCCGGCGACGTTGTCACCCTCGACACCGACCCGAACGTGCCCGACCTCACAACTCAGGCCGCCACCCCAGCCCCGAAGGCCGCAGACGCTACCCCAGCATCAGCGCCAGAAGCCGCTCAGACCGCCCCAGAAGCCCCTACAACGCCGGCAACCCCAGCAGCGTAGGGATAAGACCTAGAAATCAACAGGAGCCAATATGCCATTCATGACCGCCAACTCGTTCGTCGGCCTCGGTATCGAGGGTACGCGAGGCACCGCATCGAGCAACGTCAAGTTCGTTCCGGTCACTGGTCCTCAGATCACGCCTCAGCAGAAGTGGCTTCGTGACGACGCCTTCCGTTCCAGCCCCGTTGACAACTACGGCGAGATCCTTGGCGTGCGCCACGACGAGTACGACTTCAAGGGCTACGTCTTCGCTGACACCTTCGGCGTGCTGGCCAAGGGCGCTCTCGGCTACGAAGCGATCAGTGGCTCAGGCACCTACACCCACACCTTCGGCCTCTACAACAGCCCAGCCAACGCTTCACAGCCACCCTCAATCTCGATTCAAGACTTCGACGGTAGCCAGACCTTCCAGCTGCTCGCCGGACAGGTCGGCGACCTCAACGTCAAGTTCACCGCTGAAGGCGCTCTTGAGTACGACTCGAAGCTCATGGCTAACCCGTTCACCAAGATCGCGAACCCGACCACGTCATTCTCGACTGAAGTGTTCATTCCGGCATGGGATCTGACTATGACCATCGGTGGCACCTCGACCGCCGTGACTGCTGAGGGTGAGATCAACATCAAGCGCAACACCGCTCCGATCTTCACGGCTCAGGGCGTGAACAGCCCCTACCGTCTCTTCGCAGGCCCAGCCAACGTGAGCGGCAAGTTCACCTTCGTCCTCGAAGCCTCCGACCCGATCCTCTACAACGGCTCCAGCAACGGCTACGGCCTTACCGCTGGCACGCAGGCCGTCGTCCTGACCTTCACCGACCCGGCTTCTACTCACACGGTCAAGTTCCAGATGTCCAGCGTCCAGTTCGAGATGCCCAAGCGCACGCGAGGCAAGGCCTACGTCGAGGTCGAGACTGAGTTCCAAGCAGTTGCCAACACCACCGACGCCATCTCCGGCGCCGGCGCTGGCTACTCACCGATCCAGATCGTCACCACGAACTCTGTTTCAGCCGTTTACTAATACCTAACAACAATCAAACCGGGAGGAGACACCCATGATCGTGTCATTACCAAACAATGAATCAGCGACCCTTCGTGAATACGGAGAGTTGACCGAACGCGCAGCTCGACGGATTCGCGCATCGCTTCGAGCGGCACTCGAGCAGGCATCAAGCATCGCCGCTGGAGGCTTCGACGAGACCAAGCCTGAGACGTGGGGAGCGCTCAAAGGCATGGGAGAAGAGCACACCGCGATCGAGATCTACCAAGACCGTTGCATTGTTGAGATGGTCAAAGGCTGGACACTTGGCGACCTTCCCACGATGGAGACAGTGGGCGACCTGCCGGCTGGAACCTACGCACTCTTGGCAGAGCAATCAGTAGCCGCCACGCGAGATGAAACCGAGTACGGAGTGGACGGTGCTCTTGACCCAAAAGCGGTTACAGAAGGCTGAACCGCCTTCGCGATCACTTGCTAGGTCTCGGCCTAGAGCCACCAGACACCGAGATCGTGGAATGGTGGGAGGAATACCGCTATCGCAAACTCATTCCTTTAAGCCATGAGGACTATCTCGATGAACCCGTCGAGGCTATCGAGTGGACGTTGCGAATGGACAACCTACGAGTCGAGGTCGAGAACGAATGGCAACGGAGATCAGGGTAGAAGGCATCTCGAAGTTCTCAGCTGCGATCGAGAAGAAGATTGTCGAGTCCTCCATCGCCGCCAAGACCTTCGTCACCGTCGGAGGTCAGATCGTCACCAAGAACGCACGTCGCCAGTTCACCACCGTTGTCGTCGATGCTTCAGGGAATCAGTCAATCGCCGCGAAAGGAAGCACGAATGGTCGTCTCGTTCGTCGAGGTCGCAACCTATCCGGCGCCGGCGGTCCACCGCACATCCGTTCCGGTTACTTGGCTCGATCCATACAGACTCGAGGCATCAAGCCAACTGGCCGACGCGAAGGCTGGATGAGTAAGACAGGCCCCACCGCGATATACGGTCGCCGAGTAGAGTTAGGTCTCAGAGGTACTGACTCCAAGGGTCGCCTCTACAACGATCCGAACCCATTCCACCCCTACTTGAAACCCGGACTAGAGATGTCAAGACCAGAACTTCACGAACTTCGCCTCAGGTTATTCGGTAAGGCCGTCAATGGCTGATCTCCTTCCTCCGGTAGTCGCCACCCTCGTCGCCGACATCAAGCAATACAGCGCCAAGATGGACGAGGCCGATCGCAAGATGACTCAGTTCGGCGCGGCCTCCGAGACCACTGGCTCAAAAGTCATGGGCGGTCTGCAAAAGGCATCCACCGCGATCATCGGCATTGGCGTCGGAGTAGCCGCGTACTCGGTCAAAGCAGCGACGAACTTCCAAGGTCTGACCACCGCGCTCGTCACCGGCGCTGGCGAATCTGAGAAGAACCTCAAGATGGTTTCAGACGGCATCTTGGCGATGGCCGGCAAAGTAGGTCAGACGCCGGCGCAACTTGCCCAGGGCCTTTACATGATCGAGTCCGCTGGCTATCACGGATCCGCCGGCCTAACCGTCCTCCAAGCCGCAGCTGAAGGCGCGGCAGTCGGTAGCGCTCAGATGGAGACCGTCGCGAACGCGCTGACTACAGCCATGCACGACTTCAACATCCCAGTCTCGAAAGCCAATAACGTCACGTCGGCGCTAATCGAGACCGTCGCCAGTGGTAAGACTCACCTTCAGGATCTCGCGTCCTCGATGGGTAAAGTCATGCCAGTCGCCTCGGCACTTGGCGTCTCGATGCAAGGCGTCCTCGGTGCGATGGCGACGATGACGAACTCGGGTCTCTCAGCTCGACTGGCGGCGATGGGTCTCCAGAACACCCTCATGGCGTTAAGCGCTCCAAGCGCAAAGGCCGAAGGAACCTTGAACGCGTTCGGTCTCAGTTCTCAGCAAGTCAAGGACACCATGACAGGTCCCGGTGGCCTCTCAGCCGCTCTGCAAGAGATCTCGACAGCCGTCGGTCGCAGGTTCCCAGCCAGTTCGGTGAACTACGCGCAAGCCATGAGAGACATCCTTGGTGGCACCGTTGGCTACCGCACCGAAGTCATGCTGACCGGATCTCACCTTCAAGAGTTCAACAACGACGTGAAGAATATCGGCGCCACGATGAATGGCTCAAAGACGCAAGTCCAAGGCTTCGCGTTGGTCCAGAAAGACCTAGCCTTCCAACTCAAGTCCGTGAGCGGATCACTTCAAGCCGGCGCCATCAGCCTCGGTCAGTGGCTGCTTCCAAAGATCACAGACGTAGCCAAGTGGTTCGGTGGCGTCGTGAACTTCCTCAAGGGCAAGTCCATTCTGTCGAGCATCGCTTCGGACGCCGTCATCGGACTGTTCGTCAGCGCCGTTGTACTGAAACTTGGCAAAGGCATCACGTCGGTCTTCAGTGCTGGCGCATCTCTCATCAAGGGCATCGCCGGAGTAGTTAGCAAGGTAGCCGGCACAGCGGCCGCTTCGAGTCCGCTCGAGCTCAACACCTTGGCTCTTAATCGACTGACAACCGCCATTGAAACACAGGGATTAGGTGGCAAAGCAGCCCTTGGCGGCGAAGCAGCGCTCGCAGGTGAGGCCGCAGGTGGAAGCATCCTCAGCGCCGGCACGCTTGGACTTCTAGCCGGCCCAGTTGCTCTAGCCGCTGCTGGCCTCGCTCTTGGTCTCTATCTCAAAACACTCCAAGACACTCCTCAAGGCAAAAAGGAAGCCAAGCAAGGAGTCAACATCACTGGATCAGCAGGTAGGGCAGGCAACGGATCTGCATTTCAGGCGGAGCGATACATCGCAGAAATGAGAGCCGCGCAGGCTAGTCACCACAAACCGCAAACTCATAAGACCGTTGTCAAAGTCAAGCATCACGTCAAGGTTAACTAATGACGATCGCTTCAGGTCCTAACGATTCAGACTCGAATGAAGACATCCAAGTCGATATTGAACTCGACTTCTCGGAGTTCTTTCAGACGATGCTGGCTAACCCTCGAGTTCGTCAGCAGATCGTTGACATGGTCCGCAAAGACATGTTGAAGAACGCTCGCTACTACGGCAACATCTTCAGCACCTACGCTCAAAAGACGCACTAATGGCTACGCTGACCACGCTCCCTACTTGGTACGTCGCCTCCAACGGCCTCGACATTACCCAATGGATGATCGACTTCTCGATCAAGATGGGTCGCCAGCATGAGATCGACCGTACCGAGTCCTCGACGCTGACCATGACGCTCGACAACCGGAGCGGAACCTTCACGCCTTGGAACACGAACACCTACACCTTCAGCCCGTCGAACTCAAACTTCGTCGGAACTCAGAGCCTCACCATCGCAGTCTTAATCGCCACCGGCACGACCGTCACCTACTTCTGGAACTCGACGAACGCTGACCCGGTCACTGGCGCTCAGCAAGGAGGCACCTTCGCAAACTACGCCCAGATGGTCGGCAACTCAGTGACCTTGGCTGGCTTCGGCACCGCTGGGTACAACGGCACCTTCACCGTCGTCTCATCGACTCCTTCATCGTTCACGGTCAACAACACGACGACCGGAGCGACGACCGGGCTTGGATCCACCGCCAAGGTTACGAGCATGACCCTCAGCGGATGTCCGCTCGTCATGAACTCCTTGATCGAGGTCGGCGGCGTCTATCCAACCTCAGGCGGCACGTTCAGTCAGTTGTATTCCGGCTACGTCAACGTTGTTCAGCCAGACGCGCCAGACGAACTGAACAGTCAGACCACCGTCCAAGCGAACGACGTGCTCAAGACCTTCGCGGCTCGACTGCTCTCGAACTCAGACATCTATCCAAACTTCGCCACAGCAACCTACGACCAGAGCGCCTACGCCAACGCCACGCAGCTGTACGCCTCGGTGCTACAGGGTGCGACAACGTGCTACGTCTACTCCAACCTCTCAGGAATTACCGGCTCAGCCGTATCGCTCAAGATCCTCGATGGCACTAGATCCGAGACCGTGACCGGAACGTGGGGAACAGCCGTCGCACTGGGATCCGGTTATCTCTATCCCGTCACCCTCTCAACTGGCTTCGCGCAAGGTCACGGCCAAGGGTGCTTCGTAGCAAACAACTTCGCCGTCGCAACGAACGCGGTCTTCTATCGAGGCGGCGACACGTCAGGCTCGACGGCAGTCGATTACTTCGGCAACCTCAACG